GCGTTGGCGTAATCGTGCGCGATCAAAAGGTTGTTCGCAGGATCGACACACTGGGCCAGCACGTAGTCCTGCACCGTGCCGAGGCTGTGCGTGAACGTGAAAGTTGTGCTCGCTGCGCCGACGGATGTGAAGGTCTCGACGTGCGAGAATCGATTGATCCCGAGATTTGCGCGAGCGGCGGACGGACTGGCGACGTCCGAGAGGTTCGACGCTTTCTGCGCTGCGCCGGTGATGCGGGTGTCGTTGCCCTCGGCGACGGATTCGGCGGCAGTTCCGAAAACAAGACCCAGCGACGCAAAGCCGTTTGCGTTTCCGAAATAAGTCCACGCGCTCGCTACTCCGCTGCGATTTACTGAGCGCACGCGCACGTGTCCCGCTTGGAGTAGCGCGTTGTAAAAGGTAAATCGCGCTTCAAAAATTTCACCGTAGCCCCAAGTGTAATCAACCGCAGCGTCGGAGTTGGTGAGCGTCGCCTTGACCTCGTAGTAAGCAAAATCTTGCTCTGTATTTTCCTGCCACTGGGCGAGCGAACCGAACGCAAAGACCGCTCCAACTTTGCGCGGCTCCACGTTTGGAGACAACGCCGGCGAAAGCGCAATCGGCGCCGCCGGCCCAGTCGTCTTGCTCGGCGCAAGTTGCGTCGGCCCAGTCACCACGGCGCTTCCGATCCCGAACGCGGAGAACGCTTGCACCGCGATCTCGTAGCTGACGGCCGGCGTGAGGTCGTCAATCGATGACGTGCCGCCGCCTGTGCTGCGCTGATCTGCGACGATGAAACCGGTCTGGCCGCTCTTGCGATAGAGCACGTTCATCACGGCCGTGCGGGTCGTGAACGCTGGCACGCTGACGACGATCTGAGCGAACACCGTGCCGTCGCTCGAAAGGTAGGTCGTAGTCGAGGCGACCGTCGGCGCAGCCGGATCAACTGGCGGCGTGGGGTCCACCTGAGTGGCGACGACTGCGACTGCCGTGGCGCTCGCCGTGGCGCTCTTCGCGCTCTGATTTTCCTGCCGATCATAGGCGGTGACCCAATAGAAATACTGCTGATTAAGCGTCAGGCTGACATCGACAAATCGGCTTGCCCTCGTCTGTGCAATCTCAGCCGCTGCGCCCGGATCGTTGGACGTGTTGCGGTAAACACCGTATTCGCCGAGGTCGAGTTCGGTGTTGTCCGCCCAGTCGAGCGAGATGATTTGGCCGGTGCCTGCGATTGCAGTCAAAGCGGTTGGAACTGCTGGTGGAGTCGTGTCCGGTGCGACGGTGATAGATCCGGCGGTGTAGGTCGTGGAAATCCCAAAGTAGCTCTCGCCGTAAATCCGCACGTTGTAGTTCGTGCCGATCTTCACGTCGGAGGAAATGTAGTCCTCGGTCTGCGCGCCCTCGACCGTGTTCCATGTGAGGTAGGTCGTGCTTGTGCTTGGCTTGTATTCGATGACGACCGAGCCGCCGCTCTGGATGAACTCCGCAGCCGGTGGCGTCCAGCCGACACGGATCCGCGGTAGGATCGTGCCGTCGGCCTGCACGAGTTGCGTCGTGCCGTCGGCCGTCAGCGAAAGGTTTGTCGGAGCGCCGAGTGTGAACGGATCTGGCAACGTGGTGTTGGGCGAGTCTGGCACGGCGATTTGATCGCCGACGGCCCACGAGTAAACCGACGACGCGGTCTCCCGCAGAGTCATGTCGATGAACACCTGAGGCGGCGTCCCGTCGCTGGCGAAATTCCACTCCATCACTTCGAAGACCTTGGACGACCAGCCGAGTTTTTCGTTGGTAATCATGACCGTGTCACCGGCCCTGACCTGCATCGCCTCAAGGCGGAAGCGTGCCGAGAACGTGATTTCCTCGCGAGCGCGGCGCAGTTCGAGCACGGCGAGCCGTTGAGCGCAGCTAGGCGAGGTGGTGAACGGGAGCACGACGTCGCGGAAGAAGACGTTGTTATTGTCCGCCGTGACGTAGGTGGCCGAGCTGATCGTCGGGAAGTCCGTCACCTGCCAGTTGTTCGTCTCGCTGACATAGACGCCCTTCACCGAGTTGACGCGGTCGCGTGCACTCGTCCGCGTCTGCACGTTGAGCGGCCCGACGAAATGCTTCTCGGTGAGCGTAACGGTCGGAATCCGGTAGGCTGACGCATACGGCACGATCCGGCCGCCCGTGTAGGCGATCAGTCCGCCCATTGCCGAGAGCAGCTTGCCGATGTTCTCGTCAGGCGATGCGCTCGTCACAATCACGCCGTTGGCCTCGTAGCGGTTTTCGTAAACAGTCGGCGAGAGCGGAAGGATTTGAACCTGTTCCTCGCAGATTGTGGCAGCGACGCCGAACGCGGTATCGTCAACCTCGGCGGCGGTCATACCCATGCCCAGCGCCGTATCAGTCAGGTAGTCGCGAAGGCAGAGCGCGGCGTTGGCGGAATAGGCGGTTGTCGCCGTGCGCGGATCGAGCACCTTCTTGCCGCGAATGACGGCGCTGATGTTCGGAATACCGCTAGGGAATTTCTCGGCGTCCCACGTCAGACGAACGTAGAGGTAGGCGATGCCGCGCAGGCGATGGTTCTCAGTCCATTTTCCATCGGTCAGGCTCGCGGTGTCGTCTTCCAAGTCTTCATCGACCGTCTGATAAGTCTCGCCGAGATGCTTGTTCACGCGCGCCACGCCGTTGTAAAAACCTTGAGGCACGTTGCTTATTAGCGGCACCAACTCGTCGTTAAAATAAACCTCGTCAATCGCTTCGACCTCGTGGCCGGCGAGCGTAAGGACGATGTGCAGGAACTGATTTTTGTCTCCCGTCGTGCTGAGATAAACAATGGTCCCGCTGACTCGACTTTTTCCGTAAACGATCGTCCGCGCCGAGATTGGCGACCGAACCATTTGCGACCGGTCCGAGAGCGACGAGTCGGCGAAGCTCGGCATCTTTGGCGCGAGCAGTTTCGACGCGGCCATTGAACCGCCGATGACCGCAGTGAAAGCCACGATGTATCCGATTGCGGTCGCAATCGCTGCCGATGTGACGCCAACGGTTAGTGCTGCGCTCGCGACTGCGTAGGCGATAGCGTAAATGATTCCTTGTGGCATGTTAGATTTTCCAGAAACGCGTTTCCGCGCCGTCGTTTAAGTCAGCGAATAAAAGCCCATCCTTCCCGACATAAGCGATTTTCGAGCCTATCACGATCGTCATCGTCTCGCCGTTGCCACAATCACGCACCGCGATGTCTCCCCGAGCAGCGAATCCTTGGCCGATTGGCTTGAATCCTAGAGGCTCCATGTGCGCTTGGATAGTTCCGATCAGGCCGCCGTGTTTTTCGAGCACGCGCACGCCAGAAAGCGCGCTGTTGTAGGTGCCGCGCAGGCGCGCCGCTGGGTCGATTCCTGTGCAAAGCTCAATCCAGTTTGCTCCAAATAGGCAGCAGTCGTTTATTCCCCACGCGAAAGGTTGATCGCGCTTTTGCTCGATGAATTTTGCAAGCAGGTCCGGCCAGTTGTCACGGCGTGCTGGCATGGTTACATGTAGGAGGTGACCTCAGTTTCGCCGCCGCCCTCGTTGACCGGTGCCGCGAGCTTTGCGTTGCCCCAGTAAATCTGTTTTTCCTGAATCGCGGTGACGAATTCCAAGCCGAGATCGCCCGGGTAAAGGTTTTGCTGCTCTTGGTGCGTGTAGCGCACTTCACGCGGCCGGCGAAAATCAACGAGCTTGTTCTCCGCGCTCATGATAATCGTCGCGTTCTGACCGTCGTCGTTGACCGACATAACATCCATGCGGCCGGCAAAGATCGTCACCGGCGACGCGACAATCGCGCCAGTAGCGTCGAGTGCGCCGAACAGCACGGAGCATGCTTTGCCTTGGTAGTTCTCCGTGAGCGCAAGCGAGACGTAAGCGCTCGGAATTCCCGAGAGCTGGAAGTTAATTCCACGCGCCGAGAGGTCGGTGGTCTCCTCCACCGGCGAAATCGTCCCGAGCGTGCCGATGCCTTGGTAGGTCACTCCGCCGACGGTGATCGTGCCGTAACCGCTCCAAAGCCGCACCGGCGTCGAGAACGAGAACGACGCGAGAAGGATCGGCGAGAGCTGCGAGGCGCTGACCTCCGTAACCATGTTGGCCGAGAGAGACCGGCCTGCGGTGGTGATGCTCATGATTCGACGTCCTCCACGATCGCGAAGCCGATGCCGTAGATGCTTGCCTCGCCGATGGCCCACTCGGTGCTCGGCGACGCTAGGCGGAAGACGCCCTTGGCGTTGGCGTAGGTGATCGACGTGCCGCCGGCGTAGCTTTTGCGTAGAGCCGGAAAAAGATCGACGCTCGTTGACGAGTTGGATTGCACGACCTTGTAAAGCGAGGTCGAGATTTGCAGCCAATCGCCGACTGCAAATGATCCAGAGCCGCCCGTGTTTGTGTAGGTCAACGTCGTGCCGTTCGCAGTCGCCGTGGCTACGTTCAGCGTGCCGGTGATGCCGCCTCGGTTCGTCGGGTTTGCGTAGTCTTGAAAATAGAACGTGCCGCGCTGCGCCGCGAGTAGGAACGAAATGATGGTTTCCGCGTCCGCGCGCTTCATCGGTGGGCAATCGACCGAGCCGAGCCA